AAGACCTTCCTTGGGTAAAACTTTGGAACCACGCTTTCCAAGGGCCAACTGGTCAATGGTTTATTGAGAACTCATTGACTACGCTTGGTAACAATGATCCTGTATCAGAGTATAACTCCAAACTCTGGAACAGTGGCATTGAGTCTGACAAAGAGATTGCTCGGCGTCAGAAGCGTAAGTTGTCATATTACTCAAACATCTATGTGGTGAGTGATGCGGCAAATCCTCAAAACGAGGGTAAGGTCTTCCTCTATCGTTATGGTAAGAAGATTTTTGATAAGGTGATGGAAGCAATGCAGCCTCCGTTTCCTGACACAGACCCTATCAACCCATTTGATTTTTGGGAAGGTGCGAACTTCAAGTTGAAGCTTCGTAAGGTAGATGGATACTGGAACTATGATCTTTCATCCTTTGACAGTGTAACACCATTGTCTGATGATGAAGATTTCTTGGAGAGCATTTGGGAGAAAGAATATTCTCTTTCAGAGTTCACCGCACCATCTAACTTCAAGACCTATGATGAGTTGAAGACTCGTCTTGATATGGTTCTGTCTGGTGTAACTAAGACAGGCACAGTGGAAACTCTCATGGAGAATGAACCCACTGCTCCTGCCAAGGTAAACACTAAACCAGCACCAGCACCTACTGTTTCGACAGATGATGCTGATGACTCTATGTCATACTTTGAGAAGTTGGCAGAAGGATAAAGGATAGGATAGTCTATCCTTAACAAAAACCCCTCACTAAGAAATTGGTGAGGGGTTTTCTTTTATTAGGGGAAGGCGGCTTGTCCGATCAGGGCCGGCAACACTCCAGTGGAGCGGGTATCTTTGTTCACACTGATTGATGCCGGTGCCGGTCTCTGAGGTTGAACCATTGCTCCACCATTAGGCGAGATTGGTGCCGTCGGACTCCGTGGAGCCGGTGGCGCTACGGGTGCTACTGGTGTTGGTGCTACACTTTTGCCATTTGCGCTTGCTCCCACTTCGCCGACATTGGTGTTATTGTTTGCCGGCTCTATCTTAGGTTTCGGCTGCAAGTTTTTCATATCAACTGCCACCTCAACGCCAGGACGATTTGGATCAACTCGTTTACGTCACCGGACATCCGCCCTTTAGCTTCAGCCTGAAGCTTCTCCATGAACGCAATTTTAGCAGCGGCCGCAGCATCCGCTGAAACAGTCTCCCTAAAGTCATCAGGCAGTCCCAAGTCTTTTCTACTCATCTGAAAGCGTTGATTGCCCATCCTAGCGAATTCTTCAGAACTCATCTCACTGACCTTCTTTAAATTATCTTCCAATTGTTTGTCAGTCATGGTTTGAACTTTTTGTAAATTACCAGTAATGCTTTTGAGGATAGTATCAAAACTATCGCCTAATGAATCAAAGAGCATCCCGCCAAGGTCTTTAGAATTTTCATCACTAAATGGAGTCACCCGCATCCCCATCGTTGTGCTTGGATCATCGTCAAAGAAATCTAAGACCGTTTCTCCTGCCGTTTCCCCGCCCTCGGCAAGTCGCCTGGCCTTCATTTCGTCGCTCAATTGTTGTGCCTGTATATTTTTTTGTTCCACATCCCTAGTTTCAAATCTATCCATTTTGAGGATCGGCGGCAATTTTGAATTTATTCCGTCAATCATTTTATTCATTAAGTCAATAAAAAAGTCAACAATTTTATCTGTGGCTTTACCAAATTCACCTTTTAAAAGGTCTTTCCCAATTCCTTCCAAGGGTTGAAAGAATTCCTTTACAGATTTTATAAAGGTATTAAGCCACCCACCTTCTTTAGTGGAGTCTGCTAATAACTCTTTAAATTCATTCCAAAAAGGACTATTAACAAAATATGCGAGCGCAGCCGTAATGACTGTTCCCCAAGTGAACACACTGCTCGCCGCCCTTGTAATTCTGCGGCCAATATTTCTAAGTCCTCTACCCACAGCGTTTGCCCCAGAATACCTCATAACACCGGCACCAACCCGTCTGAGCATATCTCTTCTTCTTTGTATTGCCGCTTGTTTTCTCGCTTCTGCTTCTCTAAGCAATCGTGCCGCTTTCTCTGCTTCTGTTTCTTGTGGCGGTGGTGCCGGTTGCCCTATCTGGGCTATGCTCTGTTGCAAATTTCTAAGTACTGCAGTGTTTTGCGTAATCGCTCCTCTCACAGCGGCGCCGCTGCTTCGTATTGCCGTGATAACAGCAGAAAAGTCTGGTGGTGGTGCTTGAGACATATCTTTATCCTATTTTTTTATGTCTTACTTCAGCTATTTTTACTTTTAACATATGCTTCCTTACCAAAGAAAGCTGCCACAATCGCTGCTACAGAAACGAAGTATGTAGCTGCCATATCTCCTAAGATTGAAGCAGCTTTGTCAAGTCCAACAAAAGTGGAAAGAACAACCAAAGCAGGATATAATAGCATACCGAAAAGAGCAAACCATGCCATATATCTTTGGGCATCCTCTTTTTTATCTTCATTCTCTAACCTCATCATTTTAGCATCCATTTCAAGTTCTTCATCAGTCACAACACCATCACCATCTAAATCATATTTTGCGTATTGACTATCGGGTTCAAGTTTTTTTTGTGCCACAACTAGCTCCTTTTACGATTCTCCTGTTTTGCTTTCTCTTCTTCTTCTTTAATATGGTTTATTAATAAACCTATGTAAATATCCCTCTCCCACGGTATCATATTTTCGAGTTCTGTCAAACTATATTTATGGTGTTGCATCAATGCAAAATTTAATTCATAATAAGACCTAACTGATATGTGTGAGAGGGCTATCAGAAAAAATTGTCAATTCCCTCCACGGTGACTTCACTTTCCACTTTTGTTTTGGGATTTTTTACTCTTATCACATGAAGAAGTTTGGGCATGGTTTCAAAAAATTTACCGATTTGTTCAAAAGTTTCAGTTGGTAAACTATCAATAAATTCATTTAATTCTTTTTTACTGAAATCTCCTCTTTTATGTATAGTATCACCATCAATAATATCTGTAACACATTTATCTAGCAATTCCATTGTGCCCTTAACCATATCATTATCACCTAACTTTGAAACATCTTTTATTGTTGGCCAACGTAAAATCATGCTAATATTATCTGTCACTTGTATCGTGTTAACATGGTCATCTGAAACCTGTACATCTATTTCATCAAGATTTATTGTAACTGGTACTCTAGTTACATCGTCATCGGGACATAAAACATTTAATTCTGCTGTTTCTCCAACTGACTTACAACGAATTTTCAAAAAAACATACTCAAAATCAAATATGGGCATTTTATCAACACTCACATTATTGAACGTACAATTTTTCATAATGGTAGTTAAAGCATCATATACATTTTTTTTATCATCATCACCTTCCTGTAAAATCATCAAAGTCTTTTGTTCTTTTACTAGAAACGGTCTATATTTTATTTCTTCTCCTGTTGATGGTAATTCTAAAGTGTAAGTTGGTATATCAAGTTTTGGTAACGCCATAATTTTTCATCCTTATAATAATTTCCTCACTACAGCTGGAATATTCTTCGTTAAACTTCTATTAATTGTATTTGTGAATGTATCAACCAGTGTCCCACCGAGACTTTGTTGAGATTCTGCATCAAGTGGCGAAAACTTCCTAAATGTCCATGCCACTGTGGTTTTTGTGATATCTGTGCTTGGTCCTGCTGCTAATTCTAGTGCTGCGATAGATTTGGGAAAACACTCCTCTATTCTAAGACCAAATGTTTTTTGATTATTTTGGTTGAGTAAATACATGTCTAATGTTCCAACATAATCCTTGTAATATCCAGCATCAAATGTAGTCACATTGTATGATAATTGTTGCCACTGTTCAAAGTAATTTTCTTTCATCCAAACCAGCCGTTGATTGGAAAGTCATGCTGATTTCATCTGCGAACAATGGTTCTGTTACATACTCTCTTTGTGGTCCTGTAACAGCACCGGCACTTGCTATTTGAGTTTGCAATGACCTACCAGGCATTTGTAAGCTCTCTGCTCGTAAAGAAATTTCCCTAACATTGTGTCCACCCATAGCAGGAGATGCCCCACGAGGCGAGTGAATTTGAACTTCATATAGATTTGGTCTTCCATATGCGTTTTGGGCATTAAATGATGCTAAAACATCATTTAACAAACCAAATCCAAGAGCGTCTGCAAATGTTCCTAATGCTGTTGCCATTTTCTTATCCTTACAACATTTTCTTAGTTTGGTTATATACTTTAGATGTGGATGCTTTCTTAAATCTTTGTACAGGTAATAAAACTGCAATCACCCATTCATCTGGAGTAATAACACGAATTTGAGATTTCAAGTGACTATACAGATATCTTTTAACAACAGCTTTTGCCATAGGTATCGTTGATGCTCGGGCATAACTAACTCTAAGTCTATCTCTCTCACTATACTGATTTCCCTCTGGTATAGAGTTGAGTTTATCGAGCAATCTAACTCTTAGGGGTATTGGTAGATAATGAAAGTTTAATCCTAAAAACCCATCACTGTATCTTTCCAGTGGAAGAACCAATGGAAATGTATCATAGTATGGTAAAGTTTTCTTATACTTAGGATCATAGACGAACATATTTAAATTAAATGCTGATGGTCTAGCTGTTCTTCGGCCATCCCTAATTAACTCTAATGGCCNNGGTTTACCAAACTCTCGTATTTTGTTTCTGTACCAGTTGATTGACCTTGGTGCGTCTGATGCAGCATCTTGAACACTTTGTATAAAATTATCTGTAGCCATATAATTATTTATAACGGATACCTAAATCATCCTCTGTCAGTATTTTAAATTCCATTCCATTGTCCTTACACCATTCAGTCGCATATTTCCATTTTGCACTATTGACTCCCCAAGTTTTTACTTCATTCAAATATCTTCTGGTTTTCCTTTGAGGTTCCTTTGGTGCTTTAGTTTGTTTCTTGGGCTTTACCTCAATAATTAGTTTTTTTACCAATCCATCATTTTGTTTTACCTTGATATAGAAATCTGGAAAGTAACGATGTATGCGCCCATCCCAAGGTGA